TTATACCAGAAAAAGATCTTCCAATATTTGTACCAGAATTTAAGACGAATGATTTCTTAGAAGGTGAAATTGTTAATTCACAATCTGCATCTGGTGAAGTTGTAAGATGGAATAATAAAAATTCACTATTAAAAGTTTCTTCGAATATAGATTTTAATTCTGGGGAAGTTGTATTTGGAGAATCATCTAAAACTCAAGCTGAAATTGTAGGGGTATTGGATTTTAATTCAATTTATGATGTTAAATCATCTTCAGTTGTCAAAAAAGGTTGGCAAAAAGAAACTGGATTTTTGAGTAATGATCTTCAAAAAATTCATGACAACGATTATTACCAATATTTTTCATATTCAGTTAAAACAAATATTCCACTTGAAACCTGGGATAGTAGTGTTGACGAATTAAATCATCCAGTAGGATTTAAAAAATTTGCAGATTTTCAAGTAAAATCTTTACCTGTGGGTGTAGGTATAGGATCAACTGTTGAAACTGAATCTAATGTAATTGTTGAATTAGATTCTTCACTTAATTTACATTGTAAAACTGACTTTGATCTCGCTAGAGAAAATAACATAATAATTGGAGCAAATTATGCATCTAATCAAATAATTTTTGAATCTGCGATTCTTCAAGATTATTTGGAGTCTATTGGTAATAGAGTTCTGATGATTGATGATCTTTCACCAGAATTTAATAGCAATCCAAGATCTACAAAATATTCAAATATCGATGTCTTTACATTATCTACTGCAAGATATAAAAAGTATGTGACTTTTGTAAATGATTCGGCTTATGCTGATCAAAATCAAATTCTTCTTGTTTCATTATTGCATGACGATAATTATGGGTATTTGAATCAGTATGGAAAAATTTATAATGATGATGATCTTGGATCGTTTGACTTTAGTGTTTTTGGTACTGAGGGTGTATTAGAATTTCATCCAAATTATTATGAAGGGAATAATTATAATGTTTCATTCTCAGCTCTTGCTGTCAGCGATCTTACAACACATGTTGGGCAATTAAACCTTGGAAATGTTGTAAGTGTGGCATCATCGAGTGTAACTATTCCTTCAGGAACATCAACTGCCACAACCGTTGTTGGAATTGCATCTACGTATAGGGGATCAAAAATTTATGTTGTCATTGGTGCAACAGATGGATCTTTTTATGAGGTTGATGAACTTAGTGTTGTGCATGATGGAACTAATGTTTCATATATGGATTATGGGCAGTTAACAACTGGAAGTCTTTCTTCATATGGTTCTCCAGGAATTGGCACATATCATTCATATCTTTCAGGATCTAATTTAAATGTTGATCTTATTCCATACGCAGGTCTTTCAACAAACTATTTTGTAAATACAATTCGCGTTTCAATTGCAAACTCATCTTCAGTTGGTGTTGGAACATCATACATCTTTGACGGATTTGTTGGATCTGGTTTTACCAGCATTGCTTCATCGGGTTCTCCAACAGCAGTTAATGTCGCGTCGTTCCCATCAGATTATGATGCAGCCTATTATGTTAGTGTAGTAGAAGATCTTACAAATAATGAGTATCAGATTTCTGAAATGGTTGTGTTGAAAAATCAATCAAATGCATATATTGCAGAATATGGATACATTTATACTGACGGTTCTCTTGGAGATTTCACAGTTGATCGAGTTGGTGATGATACGGTACTCAAATTTACGCCAAGAGCAAATATACAAACGCAAGTGAGAGTATATCAAGAAGCAATTACTGCATTACACGCTCAGAATTATCCTAGCGAAATATCTTTGAACAATGCTGCTGTAGATGGTGGTCATGCACTCTATGAAGGAACCGCTATTTCTTCTAAGAAAAACTTTGGATTGACTCATAGACAAAGACCAATTTTTGAAAGATATTTTAATGGAACATCAACTAATATTGTTGATCTGGCAAATGATAGATTACAGATTCCTGAACATTTCTTTGTAACTGGTGAAAAAATCTATTATGAATATGGTGGTTCTGATACCAGTAGTGTCAATGCAATTGGAATTGCAACCACATCAATTTCTGGAATTGGAGTTACTGATAAACTTCCAAGAACTTTATACGCATATAAAACAGATAACTTATATCTAAAGTTTGCTGGATCAGCTGCTGATGCTTTATCAAGTCCACCAAAGTTCTTAGACATAACCAGCGTTGGAATTGGAACTTCACATATTGTTAAAGGGTCGAATCAAAATGCTAGAGCAATCATTGCAATTGACAACATTATTCAATCACCAATTGTTGGAACTTCGGTAACAACAACTGTCGGAGCATATGTTCAGGGAATAACAAACCTTATCACTCTATCTGGAATTACATCAATATTCAGTGGAGACTTAATAAAAATTGATAATGAAATTATGCGACTTGATACTCTTGGATTTGGTGCAACTAATGTTGCGATTGTTCAAAGAGGATGGCTTGGTACTGGAATTGCTACACACCAAGTAGGAACTGTAGTTACTAAATTAGCAGGAAATTATAATATTGAGGCAAATACAATTTACTTTGCAAATTCTCCCTGGGGGCAAATACCATTTACAAATCCATCAAGTAGAGCAGATGAACAGGATTATGTTGGGCTTATAACTGGATCCACATTCAGTGGTAGAGTCTTCTTGAAATCGGGAGATGTAAATTCTTCTTCTGATGCATATTTTTACAATAAAATATTTGATGATATTTCAGAATCATTTACCGGAGTCAATACGAGTTTTATTCTCAAATCTAGTGGATCAAATGTTACTGGTGTAAGCACTAGCAACGTGGTGATATTGATAAATCAAATTTTCCAACAACCATCTAGAAATACATTGCCAATTACGGTGATTGGCAATTATGGTCTTTCAGAGTCTTCTGGAATTACTACAATCTCGTTTATCGGTAATGCATCACAATCATATGATATTAATGCTTCAGGATTGCCAAGAAAAGGTATACTTGTTTCTGTTGGTTCAACTGCTGGATTTGGATTCCAACCTTTAGTTTCAGCTGGAGGAACTGCTGTTGTTTCTATTGCTGGTACAATTCAATCAATTAGTATCGGCAACAGCGGCTCTGGTTATCGTTCTGGAGCGCAGACTGTAAGAGTTGGCGTTGGAACTTCAAGCACAAGAACTCCAAATATTCAATTTATTGGAACCGCAGCAGTTCAAAATGGTCGTGTTGTAAGTATTGCGGTTACGAATCCCGGAATTGGATATACTATATCAAATCCTCCAGTTGTCTTTATTGATTCTCCACTTTCCTATAGCAATATCCCACTCATTTATAGTTCATCTTCAATTCCTGGAATTGGAAGTGGTGCAAAAGTTGATATTGTAGTTGGCCAAGGTTCAAGCGTTATTAATTTTGAAATTAGAAACACTGGTTATGGATATGGTCAAGGTGAAACTCTTACCGTTGCAATCGGTGGTACAGTTGGAATTCCAACAAATACATCTTTATCCTATCAAGAATTCAGACTCACTGTTGATAGAACTCATACAGACTCTTTTGCTGGTTGGTCCATTGGTGACTTGCAAGTTATTGATCCATTTGATGCTTTATTTGATGGAGAAAGAAAAACTTTCCCAATTAAGATTAATGATGCTTTGACATCAATTAGATCAAGACCAGGATCAAACATTGACATTCAAGCAACGTTATTAGTGTTTGTTAATGATATTTTACAAGTACCTGGATCTGGTTATATTTTCCGTGGAGGTAATTTAATTACATTCCCAGAACCACCAAAATCTGGAGATACTTCAAAAATTCTTTTCTATAAAGGAAACACTAATGTTGATATTGCTTTAGTTGATGTTTTAGAACCAATTGAAGTAGGTGACGGTTTACAATTAATTGATGATTCAATTTTCTTAACTGAAGATGAAAGACTTGTTACAAGTATTCCTGCAAGTGATTATGTAAATACGAATACTTATTTTAATCCTGGACTTACATTTGGAGAGACCTATGTAAGACCTGTTACACTATGCTATCAAACTGAAGATAGAATTATTGATGGATTAGAAGTTGGAAAGACAAGAGTTCTTTATGAACCATTTGTTCAACCATCAACAAATATAATTAATAGTCTTGGAATTACATCTTCAGTAGTATTTGTGGAAAATGCAAAGACTTTCTTTGATTCTCAAAAAGAAAATACTACTGGAAGTACAAACTACAAGAAAATTACTATTACATCTCAAGATGCAGTTGCTGGAGCAGCTGCGACTGCAGTGGTTTCTGCCGCTGGAACAATTACTTCATTTGTAATCAGCGATGGTGGTTATGGTTACACTTCAGCACCAGTTGTAGTTGTTTCAAATCCAGTTGGTCTTGGAACAACATATAGAGCTTCTGGTTCTGCAACCATAACGAATGGTGTTGTAACGTCTATTGGAGTTTCTGCAATTGGTTATGGATATACATCAACGAATCCACCATTAGTGTTAATTCAAAGTCCAAACGTTACTAAGGAAGAAATATCTAATGTTACATTTGAGGGTGATTTTGGAATTATTACCGGAATTAAAACCACATCCGTTTCCGTTGCAACAACTGGATTAGTATTTGATTTCTTTATTCCGCAAAATTCTTATCTAAGAGATTTAAATATCAATACTGTTGGGATTGCCACAACCGGTGTCAGTGGAATTCAAACTGGATATTATTTCGTCGTTAAAAATTCGAATGTTGGAAACGGAGTAACTGCAAAAGATGAAACCGATGGAACCGTAGGTATTGGAACAACTTGTTTGGACAACATTTATAAAGCTGTTGCAGTTTCGATTGCACAAACTGCTGTTCCTGGTATTGGATTGACTTATGTTGCAAAAGTAACCATAAGTCTTACTTCATATAATAATCTTACAGGACTTGGATTTAGTTCATTCTATGGCGAATATAGTTGGGGAAGACTTTCTACTATGAATAGAGTATATCCAAAAGCATTTACAAATTATATCAATGGTATTGCTGGAGTTTCAAGTTCTCCAACAGTTCAAAGATTACTTCCTCTGAAATACCGAGATTATACTACATAAATACATAAAAAACTCCAAATGGCTGCTATTATAACAGATCAATTTAGAATATTGAGTGCTAAGAATTTTGTTTCTGTAGCTAGTTCTTCAGACAACTCATATTATGTTTTTGTAGGACTTCCCAATGCGTCAGAATATAGTACGACGTGGGACACAAATCCTCCAGCACCAAAGGATAATTTTAGTGAAGAAAATTCATATTGGGATACTGCAATTGCAGTCAAAAAAATATCGACAGAAAATATTAAACAAATTATTAGAAAGATAACCTGGACATCAGGAATTACTTATGACATGTATAGACATGATATAAGTAGAACTAATACATCAAAACCATCTGATGCAACTAGTTTATATGCTGCAAATTATTATGTCGTAAACTCGGACTACAGAGTTTATATCTGTTTACAAAATGGAACAAATCCAGAAAACCCAGAAGGAAGACCTTCTCTTGATGAGCCAATCTTTACAGATTTAGAACCAAGATCCGCAGGCACAAGTGGTGATGGATATATTTGGAAATATCTGTATACAATTGCTCCTAGCGATATTATCAAGTTTGAAACTTCAAATTTTATTCCTGTTCCAAAAAATTGGGGAACTAGTGATACAAACTCAACAGTAAGAAACAATGCCGCTACAAGCGGACAGATCAAAATTGTAACGATTACCAATCGTGGTGTTGGCATTGGAACTGCAAACACAACCTACACTAGAGTTCCAATTAAAGGAGATGGGATTGGTGCCGAAGCAACAATCATCATCAACAATAATTCTAAAGTAGAATCTATTACAATATCCAATGGTGGATCTAGTTATACCTATGGGACAGTTGATTTAGTTGCAGGAAACGTACCTGTAGGAACTACTCAACCAAACTTTGACGTAATTATTCCTCCAAAAGGTGGACATGGAGCAGATATCTATAGAGAACTTGGGGCTAATAGAGTTGTACTTTACACGGAATTGAAAATGATACACAGAATCCAGATTTTATAACAGGAAATCAAATTTCAAGAGTTGGTGTAATTGAAAATCCATTAGTTTACAATTCAAGTTCTATTCTTACTGAAGATAAAGCAAGTGCAGTTTATGCATTGAAACTTGTTGGTACTGGATATAGCACTGCAACTTTTACTGCTGATGCATTAATTACTCAAACAGTAGGAGTAGCATCTACTGCTGTTGGTAGAGTCATTTCATATGATCAGAACACTGGAGTTTTAAAATACTGGCAAGATAGAACTCTTGTTGGGTTTAATAGTGATGGCACTAAAGACTCTACTCCAATTTATGGATTTAATATGAATAGATTTACATCATCTCCTGGTGTTGGTGGGACTACTATAATTCAAGGCGGAAGTGCTGGATTGTCTATTGATACAAATTACAATGGTATATCTACCTCAATAAATAGTAGGACATATTATTTTGGACAGAATTTTATTAATGGTGTGTCTAATCCAGAAGTTCAAAAGTATTCTG